GCCCCGGGCGGGCGCCCGCGGGGTGGGGGGGGGGGCGGCGGTGGTGGGGGGTTTATCCCCCACCCCCGCGCCGCATTGTTTAGAATGGTAAATCGTCCTCGGTTTCCGCTACAAACTCGGGCGCGGTCTCAACCTTTGCCGCCTTTTTCGCCTTGCCTCTCGGTTTTTTGGTTTCGGCGGTGGCGGTCATCGCGGCGGCTTCCTCCTCGGTAATCCGCCCCGCTTCCTCCATTGCTTCCACGTAATCCCGCCCGATTTCCTCGGCGGTCGCTTCCTGCGCTCTCTCCTTTAGGATTGCGGAGCAGTCGAAAGCGGCGCGGGGGTAGTACTTAGCCGCCCCCGATTTCGCGACCCATTCGTCACTATTTGCGCCCCATATATCAATCGTTGGCAATTTGTGTATTTCCTCGGCTGACAGCTTCAACTCTGTAGTACATTGTTTATAGCTTCGCAGGTTGCGGAAGTTCACGCCACAATAAAGGGCGATAGCCTCATTTGTTGTAACTCCTTGATGAGCGCGGCGGGCGGCATTGGTCACCGCTTGCAGGTTGTTTAAACGTGCGTTGCTGTTGCTCTTCTTTGCTGTTGCTACTGATGCGCTATAATTACACATAATATAAAGGGGTTTATCTACACCACCCCAAAGACTTTAAAGGAAAATTTGATATAATGAAAAAATTGGGTTTCGTTGTCAGTATGTCAAAGAACGGCGGCGGGGTGTCGTTGACCTAACCGCAATACAAAGATACAAATATATTTGATACATTGCGCAATAAATCAAAATAATTTTTATTTTTCAGTCGTTATAATACATTATGTATCAGCGTGTTATATTGAAATAACACAAAATAAATTTGTGTGTCGTTTCCATTGGTCGAAATGGTGTGAAAAACCACAAAAAACGCCGTAAGTGACTGATTTATAATATTTTATAACTTGCTGATATTCAACAAGTCGCGCAAAATCGGGATTTTTGCGCAAAAACGCGGCGCAGGATTTTTAATTATTTGTAATACGCTGAATATCAATATATTATACAACAATATATTATAATTATTTGATTGTCAATAATATACATATTTTGTCGGGTGTCGGTGTGTCCTGCTCCATCGGTCGGGGTGTGTCTGTCCGTGGTCGGGTGTCGGGGTGTCCTGCTCCATCGGTCGGGGCGCGTCCGTCCGTGGTCGGGTGTCGGGGTGTCCGCTCCATCGGTCGGGGTGTGTCTGTCCGTGGTCGGGTGTCGGGGTGTCCTGCTCCATCGGTCGGGGCGCGTCCGTCCGTGGCGGCGGCTCGGTGTACTATACAAGTAATACACCAATCATATTTGCGGGATTTCGGGAGGGGGTGCGCACCCCGAAGGGTAGGGCGTGAGGCGGGCGACTTCATACAAGAAGTATCGGCGCGGCAGCCGCGCCGAGCTTTTTTAATTGGCAGTCAAGAAAATAGGATTTCATAAAATAACAATGGACGAAAGAGGCGAAAAAAAGAAAAACGGGCGAGACCATAGCAGCCGCGCCCGCTCTTTTAGGCTTCATTTTTCCGCCGCTCGTAATCCAAGACGAGCAGCCGCACGAACTCCGACACGCTCAATTTTTCATTTTGCGCCAAATCTTTGATTTTTGCGCGAAATTCGGGAGTAACACACAAAAAAAGCCGTTCCGACTTTTTGCCGTTCGGGGCTTTCCGCCCCGCGTTCTCGCGGCGACCGCCGCGGGACACGTTTTTTTCAAAAACTTTTTTTTCGTCCATCGCTGCAGGAATTAGGCGGCAAAGATACGATTTATTTGATTATATACGCAATAATTCAAATAAATATTTTTGATTTATTGCGCAACGTATCAATATTTTTTGTATATTTGTGCATTGTTAAGGGTTGAGGGGTTGAGACACCCGACAACCAAAGGCGAAAGCGGGAAACGCACCGGACAAAAAGAAGAAGCAAAGAAAGACAGTACCAGGACCCCGCGAGTACCCCGACCCGATTTTTTTTCGGGTCCCGCTCTTTGAGGAACTGACACCGCCGGCAAAAAAAACGCGCATTGCTTAGGGGCGGGAGCAATGGCACGGAGACAACCGCGAGGCCTCCAGTATAGAGACAGCACCACAGCCGCCGCAGGCGGCGCACCTTTGCAGCGGGTCGGCATTGCGCCAACCGCCCGCCGAGATTTGCGGGCGCGGAAAACGGAAAATTTACATCTAAAAAAACATCATTAAAACTCAAGAGCCAAGAGGATAACACCGGCAACAAGATTATGAATAAAAATTCAAAGAACAGCAGCAAGGAAAACCAAAACGCCAACATCATCGCCACAGGCATCGTGACGGTAGGAAACGAAGGACAGAACAAAGGCAAGGAGGAAGCCGCCAACAAGACGGAAGAGGCCGCGAAGGAACCGAAAAAGGATGCGGCCGAAAAAGGCGCGGCAGACGGAGTGAAGAAGATGGAGGAGAAAACCATCAAGCAACTCCAGGAGGAACTCAACGCAAAGATCAAGAAGCTCGAAAACCAGCAGGAGGCGGCACGCAAGCGCGAAATCTTCATCAAGACTCAGGGGGAACTGAAAGAACTGAAGAAAACCCTTGCGAAAACCAAGGAGTTCGAGACGGACTTCTGCAAGCTGCGCTTGGAGAGACTTGCGTCAGTGGGCTACAACTCGGAGTTCAAACCCATGTTCACCATCTCCAACAGCGAGATCCTGACCGAGTTCTGCGACTGGCTCGACGGAAAGATCGAGAACAAGGTGCGCGAACTTGAAGCCGAACTTCTCAAGTAGGCAGCAAAGGGAGAGTGTGCCGCAAGCGGCGCATTCTCCCTTTTTAATTAAAAAAGCGAGAAAATGGAAAGTAACAACAAAGTGAAAAACGTAATAATGGCTGCCTTGAGAATATCCGCCAAGCACAACAGACGCGAACTCATCAGACACGAGGAATGGAAAGAACTTGAAGAGTCGTTGGACGAACTGAGGAGAATAAGCGAGCAACAACAGCCGAAAGTGGGATTCCACAGCCGATAAAAAAAATCAAAAAGAAAGGAGAAAAATATGGAAATCATGCAAAGAGAACAGAGACTTGCGGCGATGATAGGAGAAGAAAGAATGGAAACCATCATAAGAAGGGTTGAAGAGAGGGAAGCTGTAGTGAACAAATACATGAAAGAGGGAGACACATTCAAGGAATGGAACAAAATGATGGGAAAGTTCCAGAACAATATACAAAACAACTGGCTATTCGCGAAAGGAAACTACCGTGATTCATTCAAAGACCTCGTTAAAGACGTAGATGAAGTGCTTTGCGAGGAAATAACGAAACTTGCAGGCGGCGAACTGCTAAGTCTTTGCGAAGACAGCACATCGAGAAGATGGAAATGGGGAATAATCGAAAAATGGAAAAGCAGAGGAATGTCAAGGGAAAACGCCATGGACATGGTAACATACATAGTAGGCCTTCGGGAAGAAATGTGCCTGAGTCTGACAGAGAACATTGCTTCGAGATTCAAGGGGTACGAATGGATGAGAGAACGGACATCTGAATGCCAAGCCAAGGAGATCACCATCGACAGCAAAACGAAAATCAAGGTAGGGACAAACGTGATAGGAAACACGGTAATAGGCATAGTTGCGATGACGACACCGATGGATATTCAATGGCGGGAAGCAATCAAAGACCTGCCGAAAGGAGAATACGAGGCAGGAAAGTGGTATGACATCAAGGGGAAATTCAAGGTGAAGGCATTCTCACAGACAAGCGACATAGTGTTCACAGATGAAGAAACGCGCAGAAAATTGGAAAAATATATCAAAAAGGGGCTTAAAATAAAAGCACAGCGTGAAAACGAGAAAATGACAGCTTAAAAGAAAGGAGATAATATGGAACAGATTCAAATCCAAAACACAGAATTCCTGGACTTCGAAAAAGCAAAAGTCCAGACGCTCACCCTCGAACAACTGAAAAGAACGCACGAGGAAAACGACACGCTCGGCCACCCGCTCAAAGGGATGTACCACTGGCAGGTCATAGAGATGTGCCGTGACATAGCCGCAAAGCACGGACTGAAGCTGCAGATAGAGGAAATATTCGCGGCGCAGAACCAAAACAAATCACAACCGGGAGTGGTGGTTCTGCCGGAGGTGGAGAAAAGATACGGTTACAAGGCCGTGGAGGCGTATGTGCTCAGAAGAGTGTACGCCAACATCAGAATCCTCGACCACGACACCGAGGAATTCACATCAAACCTGGCAGTGGCGTTCCATCAGGACGGAATACAAGTGGCTTACGGAACGATGGTGAAAATCTGCCACAACCAGTGCATACTCGGTGCCGACAGAATCATAGCCAACTACGGACGGAACAAAAGGGACATGAACGAAATCTACAACGAGGTTGACAGATGGATGGCCGACAGCGGGAAGATTATCACGGAAGAGCAGGAAAGAATCGGGAAAATGCGCTCCACAATCATGAACCCGGAACAAGTGCTGCAGATCATAGGCGAACTGACAGCGATAAGGGTTGCACACGACAGCTCGAACCCGACAATCCGGATAAGGGAAACATACCCGCTGAACCAGACACAAATCAACCAGTTCACTGAAGATTTGCTCGTGAAACAGAAAGAGCAGGGATGCGTGACACTGTGGGACATATACAACACGGCGACCGAACTGTACAAAGCGGACAGGATGGAAATCCCGAACGTGCTGCCTCAGAACTGCGCCATGAACGAATACCTTGACAGATACATCCTATAACAAAAAAAAGGTTGCGCACGACACGTATCAAGTGCATTTTTTTCAAGAACTCAAGAGCCGAGAGGATAACACAGGCGAAAATAAAGATGGAGTCATACAAATACGAAATCAGAGCGAGGCAAGTCGAAAGATTCAAAGAAGCGGAGGTGAAAAATACAACAGAGGCTTACAACTACGCAATGCAGTTCTACCACGAGGACATCAACATCTATGAATCATGCTTCATGATGATGGCGAACAACGCGGGGAAAATCATAGGCTGGATGAAAGTGTCGCAGGGAGGAATATCGGACACCCCCGTGGACGCGAGACTGGTGTGCAAGGCGGCATTGGACACACTGGCGACTCAAGTGATCCTCGTGCACAACCACCCAAGTGGATCAACAAGCCCGAGCAGAGCAGACAAAATGCTCACGAACAGAATCAAAGACGCACTGGAGCTGTTCTCGATCAGCCTTGTGGACCACATCATCGTGACGGAAAAAAGATACTTCTCATTCGCCGAAGAGGGTTTGATATGAAGGTGTACAATATCGGAAGTTACAAAGAGACAAAGAAAATGTGCAGAAAAGTGAAGGAAGGCGACATGGAATACCTTGACAAGGCGGCGGAGGAACTGACCAAGATTCTTCCAGCAGGGAGCGTGCTTGTGCCGATGCCGGGGAGATTCGGATATGCGGCATACACGCTCATGCTGGCAATACGAGTGGCAATGAAAGGGGAATTCAAGGTGGAGAACTGCCTGAAAGGGGAAGTGCGTGACGGACTGTGCGAAATGAAGAGAGCGGGACAAAAACCGACAGCACCGGTGTTCAGAAAAAGATTCAGACCGACAAAAGGGGCAAGGCACGTGCTGATAGACAACGTGTATGACTCAGGAATGACGGCAAGAGCTGCGCAAAAAGCAATAGGAAAGAAATGCGAGATAGCAGTGATAGGGATAACAAAAGCAGACAAAAACAAAAAATAAAAACAGAAAAAAATGGAAACGGTCAGCATGATGAAAAGCAAAAGTGGACGGATGCCAGTGGACACGAAAAGCAAAAGTGGACGGGCACCGTTGGACGCGCAAAGCAAAAGTGGACGGGTGCAGGTGGACGCGCAAAAGCAAAGTGGACGGGGGTCGTTGGACGCGAGAAGCAAAAGTGGACGGGTGCCGATGGACGGAGTTCGCATCATACACCCCGAACCATCCGAGCGGGAAACAGCGCAACGATACTTCAGATTCTACGATCCGGCATTCGGGGAAAGGCTACAGTCTGTCCAGATAGGCGTGAAGGCGCACGGTACGGATTCCGAAGCGAGACCGGGCGACATGGTGTACTACAGCGTGATCGCCGAACTGCCACCGACACTCCACGGACCGTACCGGATACTCGACATACGCAGAATCAGGCTCCCGGACATCATCCTCATGCAGGACACGCATATCTATGTCGACCGCTTCGACTTCATGATGCCCGTGCTGCCGACAAGGCTCTGCAGGGAGAGCATCGTGGCCCCGTACGACACAGGGTGACATTCACACCCATTCAACAGCAGGCACCGCCATCGGCGGTGCTTTTTTTGTGTCCCAACCCGAAAGTGAGCACGGTTGTAATTTTGCCGAAAAATTCATCGGACATGAAGAACATAAGACGCGCGATGGCGCTCAAAGAAATGGAAATCAAGGAAGCAGGGGGCAGACCCCAGTTTTTCTCCATATCCTTCTACACCACCAAAGGGGAAGTCAGACACGTCCAGCGGGCACAGACCTGCGGACTGAAGATGGACATGACCGCGAACCGAATGCGCGGCATACAGGAATACAACATCCACGGCATGCCGGTCGGCCACCCCATACCTGTCCGCATAGACTTCATACGTACATTCAACGACCAACGAGTAATACTTTAACAACATGGAAGTTCTCAAAAACAGACATAATATACCGCTGGCGATAGTCGGGAAAACCGCACTGGTCACGGTTTACAACGACACAATCCCGAAAGAGAAGTCTTCGGCGACCGAAAAGGCGCACGACTGGTTCGAATACAAGAATGTCCAATACGTCCCGTGGGGCTCGGACAACAACTGGCCTGAAAGAAGCGACAAGACGGTCGGTTCCATCGGCGTGCTGAACACGGGCATCGACTACCGATGCCGCACCTGCGCCGGCAACGGCGTGGTACCTGTCACGCTCAAAGGCATAGACGAGAAGTTCAGGGAAGTGTACGAGCCCTACAACAACATCGAAGTCATCCAGATGCTCAACAGCCACTGGTTCCGCCTCCACCAGTTCGACGCGCTGCGCGACCTCTTCAAGCTCGGAAACGCATTCACGGTGCTGGTGTTCAACAACGCAGGCAACAGGATCGTGCGGGCGGACACACTGAACGCTCGCCACTGCCGCATGAGCGTCAACAAAGACAAACTCCTTGTTTACAACGACTTCGCAAACGGAAACCCCGACGACACAGCATGGGTCGTCCCGATGCTCGACGAAAGAGACCCCTACGACGACCTCATGTGGCGCAGGGACACCGGCAAACTGGACGGCATGAACGCGATAGCCTTCCCGCGCCTGAAAAACTATTTTTCAAACAACGACTACTACGCACGCCCGGCATGGGACGCGGTGAAAAAGTCGGGATGGCTCGACGTTTACCAAGAAGTGCCGAAATTCCTGAAGACCATATACACCAACGCCATGTCGCTGATGTGGCATGTCAACGTGCCGTACAGCTACATAGAAGAGAGATTCCGCGAGGAGAAATATGCCTCCATGACCGACGAGGAAAGGAACAAGGACTACGAGCAATGGATTAACGACATTGAAAAGAACCTATGCTCCTGCGAGAACGCAAACAAGGCTTTCTTCACCCCTTATCTCGACGACTCGCAGGGACGTGGCGACGGCAAGTGGGAAATCAAAGAACTGAACAACAAATCCAGCGCGGACGAAAAACTGATGACCAGCGTGGCCGCCAACTCCGAGATCCTGTTCTCGCTGATGATCAACCCGAGCGTCCTTGGTGCCGGCATGCCGGGAGGGGCGTACGCGGGAAACAGCGGCAGCGGCTCCGACATCCGCGAGGCGTTCATGGTGTCCGTGTTCCTCAACTACTTCGAGCGGCAGCTGGTACTCGACCCGGTGGAAACCATGCTCCGCTTTAACGGGCACAAAAACATAGACATAAAATACCGCAACCTGCTGCTCACAACCCTCGACTCAGGGCATTCATCTGAAGAAAAAATATCATAGGACATGCAACCCAAACTATTCAATCCGGAAAAGAACACCAAGGCCGAGGAACTCAAGAAGTTCCTCCCGGTGTCCGTGAACTTCAACATCAAGAACCTGCTGCCGACACTCGCCGCGTCGGAAAACAAGTACATCGTGCCGGTCATCGGCGAAAGCCTCTTCAGCCAGGTCGCAGAATACTATGCCGGTACTGAACATAACAACGAAGTCATGGACAAACTGCTCGAACTGCTGCAGTTCGCACTGGCCAACCTTGCCTACGCAGACGGCTACTACGCCATCAGCATGAAGCTGGACGACGCGGGAGCCACAACCCCGCAGGGAAGAGACCACCGTCCGTACCGCTATCAGGAAGACAACCTGATATACAGTCTCAGACAGCAGGGGTACGAGGCCATAGACATGGCGCTGGAACACTGCGAAAAAAACATAAACGGGCTGAGCGAATACCAGAACTCGCCATGGTACAAGGAGAGCCGACTGCATCTCATACGCAGCACCGCCGAATTCAACGCGATATTCAATATCAACAATTCGCGCCTGGTGTTCATCCGCATGAGCCGATGGTGCGCCGCCGCCGAGGAACTGAACCTACACCACCGCATCGGCCGCGAACTGACGGAAGCCGTCATCAAAAACCGCGACGACGAGAAATTCAAGCCCTTCATCGAAGACCTGAAGAAATACCTTGTTTACACCGCCGTGTCCGACTGTGTCGAAGAGCTGAAGATCAGCCCGACAGAGAGGGGGATGGTGTACGAGGAATTCAACGCTTACAACGACGGAAGAGTGACAAAGCAGCTGCCCATGGAC